ATGGGGACGATAACGTCACGCCGCCGGAAGGATGGCAGCACGGGCTATACGGCCCAACTCCGCATCATGCGGGATGGAGTTCGAGTCTATCAGGAAAGCCAGACTTTCGACCGGAAGCAGACCGCGCAGGCGTGGCTGAAAAAGCGAGAAACTGAGCTTGCCCAGCCAGGTGCCTTGGAGCGTGCGAAGCGGAAGGGATCCACTGTCCAGCAGATGATCGCCCGCTACGTGGAGCAGTTCGGTACCACGCTCGGCCGGACCAAGGAGGCGACGTTGAAGGCCATTGGCGAGACGTGGCTTGGTGAACTTGAGGATCGCGAACTCACCAGTCAGCGTCTGGTGGAATATGGCCAGTGGCGCATGGGCCCCGAAGGTGGCGGTGTACAGGCGCAGACGGTAGGCAACGACCTTTCGCACCTGGCGGCCGTACTGTCGATCGCACGGCCGGCGTGGGGCTATGAGATCGATCCGCATGCCATGGCCGATGCGCGGCGAGTGCTCAAGAAGATGGGCATGATCAGCAAGAGCAAGGAACGCGATCGCCGGCCGGAGCTCCAGGAGCTGGACCTGCTGTTGGAGTACTTCTTCGAGATGCAGCGGCGTCGCCCGGCGTCGATCAGCATGCCCAAGGTGATGGCCTTCGCCATCTTCTCCACCCGCCGCCAGGAGGAGATCACCCGGATCCGCTGGGAGGACCTGGACGAGCGCCGGCAGGCGGTGCTGGTGCGCGATATGAAGAACCCGGGGCAGAAGATCGGTAACCACGTCTGGTGCCATCTACCGGATGAGGCCTGGGCCATCGTTCAGTCGATGCCGCGTGAGTGCGAGGAGATCTTCCCTTACAACGGTGACTCGATCTCGGCGTCGTTCACCAAGGCCTGCCAGTTCCTCAGCCTGCAGGACCTGCGCTTCCACGACCTGCGCCACGACGGGGTGAGCCGGCTGTTCGAGATGGACTGGGACATTCCGCGGGTGGCCAGCGTGTCGGGCCATCGGGACTGGAACTCGATGCGGCGCTATACGCACCTGAAAGGCCAGGGCGATCCCTATGCGGGATGGCCCTGGCTGGAGAGGATCATCGCGGCGCCAGTGGTGCTCGGCGCACGCGTGCCGCGCTAGCTCGCCCGGTTGTGCAGCTTGTCGTTCTCGCGGACAGCCCGCTCACGCTGCACGTCCAGGTAACGAGCCAGGTCCGTCAGGTGCACGCCCTGGGCGGCTTTCTGGCTGTTCTCAATCCGCACCAGCGGCAGGTCGATGACGCCCGCCACGATCTTGCTGCGCAGCTTGGCGGGCGTCAGATGGCTGAAGTAGTCAGCGCAAAGACGCTCCAGCGGAATGACCGCCGCGCCTTGGTACTGAGCCATGAGTAGGAACGTCGTGTTCAATGGGCGCCTCCAGTGCGGTCCAGGGTCTGGTTGATGACGCTGGCGTCCTGGTCCGTGAGCGCGCCTAGCGTGTTGGCCATGCTGGCCAGGGCCAGCAGGTGGATGCGATCGCCCAGGGCATTGCTGACCTGGTAGCGGATCAGTGCCTCGCCAAGCAGGGCGGTGGCCCGGCAGCGGCGGACGAGGGTGGGGTGGAGCGTGATAGGCTGATAGGTGCTGCTGCTCTGAGTCATTGGCATGATGAATCTCCAGGGGTGGTGGCAGGGCCTGGGGGAGTTGCCGCTCTCCCGGGCCTTTTCGTTTCTGTCTGTCAGCGGTTTCTGCTGGCCTTGTCCGCAGGTTGGTAGTGGGGATTGCTGAAGACCCAGCAGCGAACCTTGCTGGGCCGGTTGTCGAGCGGGGCGGCGGCGCGCTGCAGCTCGCGGATGCGGCTGTCGACGGCCTTGTTGTCGAGGTAGCGGAAGTGGCGGCTGTCCTTGAGCAGCTCGCGCAGAGTGCTCATGTCTGCCAGGCGCTGGCGGTGCTCGGCAGCGCGCTCGATGAATTCGTTGAGGTTGATGGCCACCTCAGCCGGGTTTTTGCTGTGGTTGACGACCGGGTGCTCGCTGAGCGATTGCAGGTAGTCGTAGACCTGCCAGAACTCGGTCACGACCGGGTTATCCGCGCTGATGGCCGCCTGGCGGTCCAGGGCGATGCGGACCATGGTGCGCTGGGTCTGGCGGACCATTTCCTCGGGGATGGTCACCACCAAGGCAAGGCAGTCGAGCAGGGCAAGGAACATGGCGTGGTTCTTCACGATCCGCTCGATGCGCAGGTGGCCGACCAGGTCGCTCTGGCAACTGCTGCAGCGATGGCTGTCTCCGGTCAGGCGGGTGCCGCAGCAGAAGCAGGTGTCGCCCAGGCGGCGGAGCTTGGCCTCGTACTGCGGGAAGAGCTCGTGGAAGCGGGCTAAGACCTCGGCTTCCTTGCGGGTGGCCAGCAGCAGGAAGTGGCTCAGGGCCTCGCTGTCCATGCGGCTCAGCGTGTCGGCCGCGGCGCGACTCTCGTCGGTCAGCACCGGGCGGGTGAAGTGCAGCTTCACGATCCGGGTGAGGATGGCCTCGGAGGCGCTGACTGGAGCGTTCTGGCTGATGGCGATAGTGCCGCGGAAGGGCGGCTCGTAGGTCTCGTTGCCCGCCGTCTTCATGCCACGGGTGCGCAGGGTGCCGCCGCCGAAGAAGTCCTTCAGCTCGTCCCAGTCAAAGCTCTTGGCGTGGGCCTTCTCCGGGTCGTTGCGATCGCCCTCGATCAGCACGATGGGCATACCGGCGACCTGGCCCATGGCGCGGCTGCGGCCGGCGGTGGAGGACTTGGACGGGTCGAAGCCTTCGTAGCCGGCGCGGCCGAACAACTTCCAGAGGAAGGTCAGCAGGGTGGTCTTGCCGGCGCCGGCCTCGCCGGTGGCTTCTAGGAAGGGGAAGGACTGGTAGCGAGCGCGGATCTGCTCGGCGAACAGCGAGCCGAACCAGAAGGTGAGGGCGGTCAAGCCGTTGGCGCCGAAGCAGGTCCAAAGTAGCGGTAGCCAGTCGCTGCGGTAGTCGCCCGAGGCGGGGTTGGGCTTGAGGCCGATGGTCTTCTGCAGGGTCTTGAGGCGCAGCTTGCCGAAGTCGAAGTAATCCTCGTCGTTGACCTGGTGCAATTGGCCGTCGCGCACCGCCAGGTCGCCGAAGACATAGCAGCCGTGCTCGCGGCTGTAGCCGACATAGTCCATGGTCTCCACGGTTTTCAGGCCGAAGAGCTGGTCCTTCATGATCTTGTCCAGCTGGGCGCCGCTGCCGGTGAAGACGGCGCCGGCGGCCATGCTGAGGAGGCGCTTCTTGAATTCGCTGGCGGCGGCGACCTGGGCGCCGGTGAAGGTGTTCTTCACCGGGGCGCCGTCGTGGGGAAACTCGACGCGGAAGTAGTACCAGGATTCGTCGGTGACCTCGTTGCGCTGGAAATACAGCGCCTGGGGCGCGCAGTTGGCGATCTCGACCACGTTGCCGGCCAGGCGCATGGCCTTGTCGCGCTGCTGCTTGGTGGTCAGCTCGCGGTCTTCGTCCCGCTCGGACTCCTCGATATGGGTGAGGGCCTTGTTGTACTTGTCCAGGTCGAGCTTGAACCAGTAGAGGCGGCTCTCGAAGGTGAAGTGGAATTCGTGGCGCTCGCGCCATTCGTACATCAGCACCGCCTTCTCCGCGGCGGTGTCGGCCAGCAGCAGGGCGCCGTGGTACCGCGCCTCCTTGAGGTCCTGATCGCGGCGTTCCTCGCGCTTGGCGTCGTCCTTCTCAAAGGCCCAGCGCTGATGCAGGTCGTTCCAGTCGACCTTGCGGCTGGCTGGCTGCGGGATCTGCGCGGCCTCGCACTTGAAACCTAGCTCGCGGGCTTGGCGGGCCCAGCGGCGGGTGTAGCGGTGGGCGCCGGGCTCGTTGTCCAGTGCCCAGACCAGTTTCGGTAGCTTGCCTTGGCGCGCGCTGGCCAGCTCCTTGAGTGACTGCTCGGGGTAGGCGTTGCTGCTCATGGCCGAGACGGCGACGATGCCATGGTGGGTCAGGGCGATGGCGTCGAAGATGCCCTCGACGATCCAGAGCTCCTGGACCGTCTGCAAATCGAGGCTTGGCGGGCACCACCAGACGCCGCGATAGCTGGCGCCCGGCTGGAAGCGCGCCTTCTGCTTGCCGAAGCGCGCGGGCCGATCGATCAGCCGTTCCCAGTAGCCGCCTTTGGCCAGCGCGAAGCGCACGGTGGCCGAGCCGATGCTCTGGGCGCGATCCCAGTAGTTTTCCTGGCTGTACCAGCCCTTGATCAGGCTTAGGTCGAAGCCGCGGGCGAACTGAAGGTAGCCATCGGCGCTGGCGGCCGGAGCGTCACTGGTGGGCTTGAAGCGTTCGGACCAGTCCTCGAACAGGTCGCTATAGAGCTCCTTGACGTGCCAGGTCTGGCCACACTTCGCCTCGCGGCCGCACTTGACCACCCAGGGCGTGCTGTAGCTGGTGAAGAGCTCGTTCTTGTGGCACGCCGGGCAGGTGCCCTTGCGCATGTAGTCCGTGCCCTTGATATGCCGCAAGCCGAGGTCGCCCTCCAGGCGCTGCAGCACGTCGGCGCGGAGCTGGTGATCCATCTGGTACATGCTCAGAACTCCGCGGCGCGGCCGGTACCCAGGTCGCGCACCAGGCGCAGGTCACTGCCTTCATGGCGTTCGGCGTCGGTGGCCAGGATGTTCAAGGCGCGGGCCAGCTCGCGCAGCTCGGCAGGGGTCCAGAAGTCTTCCTTGCCCAGGGCGCCGTCATTGGAAACGACCAGGGGCTGGCCAGCGTTGCGGTGAAGGGTGATGTCGAGCAGGCGGCGCATCAGTTGGCCTCCTGGGTGGCGAGCTGAACGCGGATCTGGGCGGCGGTCTGGTCGGCGGCGAGTTGGGAGGGGAAGCGGCGGAGGATGGCGGCGCGGCGGTTGGTGACGTCCTCGATACGCACGTAGCGAGGCTCGCCCCAGTGCTGCTGGACGGTGTAGTCGGCTCGGCCTTGAAGCCAGCGGGCGAAGGCTTCGGCGGTGTCGGCCGGCAGTTCGATCTGGAGGGAAACGGTGTTCGGCATGATGTTTCTCGCTGCAAAAAGGCGCAGTTCACCCATACCCACGCAAGGCGGGCATGGATCAGGCAATCAGGGGGTTAGCGGGTGGCGCGCTGGGTGCCGGGGTCTTCGTCGATCAGGGCGTCGAAGATCTCCTGGACCGGAATGCGGTAGCGCAGGCCGGTGGCTGGGTTGACCAGGACAACGACGTCGCCGGTGCTGGCATCGATGTCCAGGAAGCGGTGGCCCTTGAGGGCTTCGAGTTGGTCATGGGCGCGTGACACCAGGCGCTCGGCAGTGGGCTGGTGAACGCCCAGGGCCTGGAGGTTCTCTACGGCACGGCGGAACAGCGCCTGGTTCTGGCCGAGGTACTTGCCCTCATGGCGCCGGAGGTAGCCCAAGGCGGCGGCCTGCATGGTTTCGAGGTAGTCGGCGGGATAGTGGGTCGTGGTCATGATGCGAGGTCCTCTCTCATGAGTTGCGGAAGGTCTTCCTGGTCGGCGTCCAGCAGGTCCAGCTGCTGTTCACCCTTCTTCTGCGCGGCGAGGTGTTGGTTGTAGCGATAGACGTGCGCCGCCATACGCACAAAATCATCGTTTTGCATGGGCAACTGGGAGGGTGGCGAGCCCGGTAGGCCGCTGCGGTTGGCGGCATGGGTCAGCTCGGTACGGCCCCAGTAGCTTTGGCTGCACGGGACGAAGTCGCACTGGTACAGCTCGCGGCGCATGAAAACGTGTTCGTACCAACTGGTTCGGCAGATCAAGGGGGCGCCGCAGATCTCGCAGCGAAACCGCCCCTTCTTCGTCTTGCCAAAGAGCTTCCACAGAAACTGCATCGTGACTCCCACCGCTCTACGCGGCTTCCGGCCTGACCGGGTTCTGGCGCTCCGCGCCGACTACTCGCCTGCCACCCTGGCAGGTCGTATGGGGTTGAGGCTAGTTGGGTTTTCCCCTAGGCCTGCGCACATGGAGCGTGACGAGCGCATGTAACTCTTCGCTGCTGCCGGCCATGTAGTGACGGTGGGCGGCTAGGAGGGCAACGACCTCCTTCTCGTCGATCACGCCGTCTTCAAGCGCCTCAGCAATCAGCTGGTTCAGCCGCCCACGCCTGACAGCCGTCTCCACGCCGCGGCTGTAGAGATCAAGGTTGTCCAGGTCGCCGATCTCAGCCTGGCGGAAGAAAAAGCCGCCGTACTGGCCGGCCAAGTAGTCCACCAGGTGGGTGGTGCCGGTCTCCTGCTCAAGCAGGAGGATCTGCTGGTCATTCAGCGGGCGGCAGCCGGCGGTCTCGTAGGCGTGGTTGTCGAACTTCTTGAGCGGCAGGCCGAGGCGGGCGGCCGCGCATTCTCGACCGCCCGGGTAGACGCAGATTACGGCGCTGATGACCTGGCGGCGCGTCTCTAGGGCAGGGCGTTTCAT